ATTCCGCTCTTTTGAGCGTAGCGTGTATCAATCCCAAACCCGCCCAGGCTGTGGTGCCTCCATCCTCTGACCCTAACAGGTCAAGACCATCAGCATCATATACCATTACATCAGCCGCATCCGGTGCCGTCCCTCCAGATGTCGGAAAAGCTTCGACCCGGTAAAGATACCAACCTTTAATGAAAGCCGTATTTACCGCATTTGTGGCCGTGTTCGGGATAGAACCATTTGACGCATCACCAGTGCATAGGAATGTAAGCGTTCTCATATGTCCCGATACTATAGCAGGCCCGACGGTTGTTTGGTCAACCGATCCCGCCGCTAAAACACTCACCGGGAAAAATAACAGTAACATTAGAATCATTATTGCACGTTTCATTTTATCCCTCCATGAGAGACGGGTATCATTACCCCGCCCCTCCATTCCCATTGAATGTCCCGATGTCGGGACTTTTGGTTATCTCATTTGCACACACTTGATATAATCGACTTCAATGAGTTCCTCTGCCCCATCGCTTTTACATCCAAAAGCTATATTGCACTCACCACCTGACGTTGCCATCGCATGGGCCGTTCCGGCCACACCATCCAGATAGGGGGTTACATATCCCACACCATCCCAGTAGAATCCCATCCTGTAAATGGCCCCACTTACAAAGGTCCCAAATGTTGCGTTTGTCACTTGTGTAGTCGCAATGGATGTTTCAAAATTAATGACCGCACCGCCGCCCACCTTGAAAAATACAGCACCGTCATAATCAGCCGGTGGCCCTGCATGAGTATCAACCAGAGAATCAGCATCCCCTCCACCCTCGAATACTCCGACAATAAAGTTACCTGCCGTAGTGGCCGAGTTTGTCCACTCAAGCCTGGTCTCAAACCACATGGGTTTACCGCTTGCGAATTTCCATGATTCACCCTTGGTAGCAAGATACGCCTCATCATTAGCATCCCCGTCAGAATACTGGGCAATCCAGCCGCCTGCCCGATCAAGTATGCCAGACGTTCCGGTTTCACTACCATCCTCAACGATTGTCCACATGTCCCCGGTTGCACCAAATTCATGGAAATCATCAAAGAATACATGGGCAAGGCTTGGATCAGAGAGAATCGCAAGCATGGGACAGTTGGCCCACACGCCCAGTCCAAACGATGCATTATTCACGGAATCATAAAAATTCATCACTCGATCTTTCCATTTTCCTTTCAGCATGATATATCTCCTTTTTTATGCTTTCCCGCCCATATCCTGGTCTACGCTCCGGTTTTAGTGTGAACGTTTTTTCTCAGGAGCAGGGCAGGAAAAGGGGTTAAAAGTTTTTGGTCTGTTTCTTGCCTTTGGTCTGTTTCTTGCCGAGGTCAGCTTCAAGTTCCGCAATCCGTGCCCTTAAAGTCAAAATCTCTCGTTCGACCGGATTGATCTCCTTGATTTCAGGTATCAGCTTGTCAGGTTTTTTAATCTTGGCAACACCCTCTTTTTCGAGGTATTCGACTTTACTGTCAGGCACCATAATTTCCTGGCCCTTTTCAAACTGACCCCAGTCTTTCCGCAAAGTTACCCACATAATCAAATACCTCCGTTTACGCTAATGCCGACAGGGACTGGTCACTGGTATAGCGAGGTTCCAGGATCGCTACTACATGAAGAATCCCGCTTGTTCCGGAATCATCAATATAGAAGGTTAGCCATTCCTCACTGTTCGCCATATCCATGTCCGTGGCATCAACCTCAATGATAAGCATATAATCATCATAAGTTGTGCCTGTTATTGTCAAAGCCGCGCTCGTACCATCAGCCGCTAAAACATCGCAATTTGCCGCTTCCATAGCCGCCCCGCCAAAGGCATAATGGAATGTCAGGGCAGAGGTCTTTGCCGCATCCGTGCCCCCACTATAAACATAGATAATGGCATCCCCCGCAATGGCCCCAAACGTGCAAATGAAAGTTGCCCGATGGAAATTTTTCATGTTAATGCTATCCCCGGTTACACCCGAACCATAATCCGCACTATGCAGAATCGGCACAATCTTTTTTTCTTCGCCTAATCTCATTTTCTTTTCCTCCGTTGGTTATATGTTAGATTTGGGGCTATGAGCGGTACGAGGTTAGACGCAACCGCCCATAGCCATAGTCTACTATTCCTCTTTTAATCCCTTGAAGCCAGGGCGACAAACGGTGAAACAGTGTTCGTGCCCTTAAAGGGGGTTAAAGTTGTGGCCCAAACCGGCTGACCGTCAATCCGCATCACAAATCGGAATGCGGTTTCGTCATACACAAACCGCACATGGATGGAAACCGCCGCATCAATCCCGCCTTTTTCTGCCAAAATATACTGGCTGAAATCCGCAAGGATAATATCACCAACCGTCCCGACCGTGGAAGCCTGTTCAATCGGAATTATCGGCCTTCCAAGCAGGGTTCCGAACGGGGTTTGATTCAACCCGCCTGCTGGGATAAACATCGGCACGCCGCCGGTTCCAACCGCGTGATGAAGCAGAAAAAGCTGCGGCCAGCAATCCTGATTAATCAGCCACACTGCATTTCCAAGTCCCCTGGCCCACATTCGGGAATACATCTTCTCCACATTCTCTGCAAGAATAGTATCCGCTGCCTGCCCGGTTTCCTTCGGCACACTCACGAGGCAACCGCTATTCAGGATGCCCAGCGGAATCCCGGCCCCCACGCCCTCAATAATCGCATCATCAATCAGAAATCCAAACTCCTCGGGAAATGCGGACATGATAAAAGCCGATAATGCGGTTGCATCATCAAGAAGCTCATCTGTGGCATAGCAAAGCCCGATCAGCTTTTTCAGGTTCAATTCGATCATCCTGAATTTGGGCTTTGATCCGGTTTTCTCTGCCGCCTCAGACTCCCAGTAACCCCGGATACCACCCATACGTGATCCTGTGGCCCGGCTGGTTTCATCAATACCCGGAATCTTGACGCTATTCGACCGCGCTGAAATCGGTTGTCGCCTGCAACGTGCCGCAAGGATCCCCGTTTCATATGTCCGGGTCATAAGTTCCGTAACGAAATCGGTCTGAATAAGGAAACCACCGTCAGATGGAATTCCTGCGCTCAGCCCGGAAGCCGCCCGTTGAACCAGCCTTTCATCAATCACCGGATTGTTGGGCATAGCGGACTGATATACAGCCCGGAAAAACTCGCCTTGTGTTTCAAAACGATTTTCCTCATCATGGACATCCCCGCCTTCTCCACCCGGACGCTCTGCATCGGAAGTCCGTTCGGCCATCCGGGACTCAAATGCCTGTGCTCTTTCAAGTACAGTAATCTCGGCCTCGGCCCCCTCGATCTCATCAAGGATAGCTTCTCGTTTCTGCAAAACTTCCTCAGTGACCGTTTCGTCTTTCAGGGCCATGTACCGTACCCAGGCATCGGTTATTAACTGTTGTAATTCTTTAATCTTATCCATCTTAAATCCTCCCTTGTCTGATTTTCATTTCTCGTTCTCTCAGTTTTAAAGCTCTGACAATATTTTCATCAATCCCGGTCCCGGGATTTGGAACTTCCCTGACGGTCCCGTCAGAGTTGTGTATTTCTCTCCATGCACCCAATGACCGCAAAGCCACGTCTGTATCTGGATATGCGGGAAATGCCACGGGGCTTACATCATACAACTTCACCTCTTTCAGTGTTCTTATGATATTATCCTGATCCTTTTCATCCCACTCCTCGACCAGCACATTAAAGCCGAAAGACATCTGGCTGACATCACCACGCTCGATGGTAATCAGCATGTCCTTGACCCAGGACGTATCAGCCGGATTTGCCCTCATAAAAAGTCCCTGTTTATCCTCTGTCAATTCAAGTGTACCGCTTTTGTTCCGGGCAAAGACATATAACGGGTTGTGATTATACAACCCCCGAATATCATCCTCTTTGATGGTATTTGCAAAGGCCCCCGGTGCGATCTTCTCCCTGAACCCGCCTAAATCCACGGATAGTTTATTAAACATGGCAGGATGTCCGACCAAGGTAAAATCATCATCAGCATCGGCCCTGATTTCTACATCAAAATATCTTCGTTCGATTTTTTCATCCATCATAAAACCTCCTTAGTTTATCCCGCCGTTATCCCGCACACACACCCCTTATGAAGAGGTGGGTGCATCCGTGAACGTCTTATCATCATAGGGGGTTCCCCGTCCGGTGTCAATTCCCCTTTATCTGCAAAGTTTTGATTTTTACCGATCACCTTCCCGTTCAACATGGCACAATACGGGCAAGGATCGCTTCCCCTTGTAGCCCAAATGATTACAGACATGCCCAATGCAAAAAATACCATCCGGGCCACGGCATTATTTCCCTGAACGGTTTCTTGCTGTGCGATATCCTCTGCCCTGGTTTGATCCCATGAATCCAGCCGCTCCTCAACTGATACCCTGATCTGCTCAATCGTTACCGGCTCATCCTCTTCGTTCACTTGATCCGGCTTTAAGAGTGCCTTGATCTGGTTTTCAGAAGATGAAACATGTCTTGTGGTTAAGGCCGTTACATAATCCGTTGCGAACCGGTCAGTTTCATCTTTGCGTGTCCATTCTTGACCGATCTCCCTGCCGGCCACGAGAGATATTTCCCGGAAAAAGGCCATAGTCACAGGAAGCATATCCTTCTGTATATATTTCGGCATGGTTCGATAAAAGTCCTCAAGCCATTCAAGGAATCCGACCGGATCATCCTTGCTCAAAAACTTCCCTATTGAACGCTTAACAGCAATGGTTTCACGGTTTACAATTCTCCGTGCGGACTCAAGGAATAAACGATAATAGGCATTCTGCAACCGTTCCCTTTCGTTTATTGACCTGGCCCCGGATACTGAAACAGGTTTTGCTTGAAGACCTGCAATCTGATCTAACGGGACCATATTCAATGGTACGATATAAAGGTCGCCGCCCTTATCTTCTGGGATGGGGTTCATGTTCTCCATTTCCCGGATATCATTGGAACTCAGCCAACCGTCCATGCGTGCGCTGTGGTAGCTCTCAAAGCGGGTTTTCATGTCCCCGCGTAGCAGGCCCGTTACCAAATGCTCGCAATAATAATCCTGTCGCTCTTGTATCTTTAATAATTTCAGCCAACAATATTGCTCAATCCTGACCAGCCAGGGCATCAAGGAATACATCACAAAGTCAAGGCTCTGATGTTCGATATTGCTGAAAGTGGCTTTATCAAGGTCCTGTATCATGTGAGGCGGGACCCTGAAGATGCTTGCAATATCAGTCTTCTGATATTTCCGGGTTTCAAGGAATTGGGCCTCGTTTGGTGGGATGGACATCTTGATCACGTCCCCGCCTTCTTCAATAACCGCCGTGCCGCGCTTCCCGCCCTTGTGGGCTTCATCCCACGAGTCTTTCAGGTTTTTCCGGCCTTCCGGGCCCAATTTATTGGGATATTTCAAAACAATCGAAGGTGTCGCATCGTTCCCGAAAAAATTAGCTCCATATCGCAATGTCGCCAGGCTCAAGCCCAAGGTCTCCGCATGCAGGGTAATCGGTGAATATCCAATCAGCCCGTCAAATCCAAATCCGGGAATATGTAATATCTCGTCGGCATTGAACCATCTCAAAGATCCATCATTCCTAATAAACCGATATTTCAAGTCCCCGCCCTTTTCTCTATAAGGTGCAATTCTCTCGGGTGACAAAGGCCAAAGCTCTACAACCCGCCTCATACGATCTTTTATGATCTGGCTGTAATGGTTGCCGTACAGGTTCAAATGCCCCATCATGACCTCACGCCATACCATAGCCGTCATTTCGGGATTAGGCGCAAAGTGTAGCAGGCTGAAAATCTCATGTGCTGTGGCCTTTTTCCTGCCGCGGTCCATTCGCTCATATAAGTTCAATGGGATTATACCAACCGATTCAGATAATACCCTCACGCAGGCCCAAACCGCGCTTATGGTCATGGCTGTTTTTTTGGTTACTTCGACCCCTGACAATACCGGCAATCCACGCTCAGAGAACCAATAATCATCAAGCTCGGATTTGTTCATCATGCTTCCACGTTTTTCCCAAAATTTCCAATTCATAAGACGAATATCCCTTCGGTCTCGTAAACTGACTTTTCCTGACCACCCAAACGCATGGCCCTGTCCAATGCCATTATAGTAGCAACCATGCCATCTATACGCTCAACGCTTTTGGCCTTGTTTGGTTTCATGTTCCCCGCCGGATCTTCCTGAACGACTGTATTTCCCGCCATCCATGCCAAAACCGGATTATTACCATGATTCAGTTCCTTCGCTAATATCAATCGTTCAAGGGCCTTTGTAGGTGGCGACATTGAAGCAAATCCCTGACCGAACTGTACTAAGGTTTTTTCGCCTAAGCCCGGTTCAATCGCCCATCCCATTTCCTGCAATTCCGTCATGATCTTGGTTGCCCCCCAGCGGTCAAATGCCAATTCCTGAATGTCGTACCTTTCGGCATCCTGCCCGATCTGGTCAAGGATAAATCGGTAATCAATAACATTCCCTTCTGTCGCCTGAATAAATCCCTGCTTTTCCCAAACATCGTAATGTACTTTATCCTTCCTTGAACGCTCAATCATATTATCCCGTGGAATCCAGAACCGCACCAATATTAAAAACTTGTCACCATCCTTCTCAGGTGGAAATACCAACGCAAAAGCCGAAATATCGATATTTGATGATAAATCCAAACCCGCATAGCATATCCGGCCCCTTAACGCTTCCAGGTCTATGTGACCGCCACATAATTTCCAAATATCCGGATTGATCCATCTTGTTTCCGATTGCGTCCATATATTCATGTGAAGCCGTAAAAATGAGTTTAAAGCGGAAGGCATCAAACCGGCCTTGATTGACTTCCTCCGTAAATCTTCACGCTTAACCGATATATCAATGTTCGGGTTCGCTTTAATCCAATTTCGTTCATCTTTCCATTCTTCCTCATCGTCAAGCGTGTAAATAATCCCAAAAAAAGAATCATCGGTAAAAGTTTTTTCTTCCGCGTCCACATCTTCGAGGATATTTACCGTGTAATCATGAAGTTCCCTGCAAATACTGATCCTTCTAAATCCAGCCGTTGTAATCGCAAACATAATCGGCTGTCGCCTGGCCCCGGTTGCTGTTTCAAGGACATCCCACATATCACGGGATTTCATAGCGTGAACTTCGTCAACTATTGCCGCGCTGACATTCAGACCATCCAGGGAGTCATGGTCCCTCCCCAGCGGAATGAAGATTGATTCCGTGGCTTCGATACTGAGATTGTTTTTGAATATCTGAACATGATCCCGTAAATACGGTGATCGCTTGACCATCCGGGTTGCTTCTGCATGGGATATCCGGGCTTGATCGTATTTTGTGGCCGCTGAGTAAACCTCGGCCCCCGGTTCATCATCTCCATCGAAAAAATATAATGCAATACCAGCCGCAAAGGTCGTTTTACCGTTTTTACGAGCGACCTCCAGATATGCCGTTCTAAAGCGTCTTGTTCCGTCATCAGCCCTTCGCCAACCGAAAATCTGTATAACGATCCAGGATTCCCATGGTGACAAAATAAATCGGTCCCCCGCCCACTCCCCTTTCGAGTGTTGAAGAAAGTTGAAAAATTCAAGGCCATAAGCCGCTTCCTTTTCATCAAAATATATCCCACGTTCTTTCTGTTCTGCCATATCCCGGATATGACGCCGGATATTCTTTTTAACCAAATCACAGGTAATGATTTTTCCGTTAAGGACATCTTCACCATACCGCAAAGCCGATTCAAGGTCATTCTTGATCTCACCTTTCATTTTTCCATTCTGAATAGGGGTTTACCCCCGCTGAACTTCCTATAACCTCAATCCGTGTCCGGGAACTGGGAGTCATGCCAAATTCCACGCAATATTTATACCATGCCGCTCTCAGCCTTTCGGCCTTCTTCGCAAAGATGCTTTCCTGCCAGTCCGGTTCATCTTGTGTTCCCCGGTTCGTATACGGCCCCCCCCGGTTCAACATATCCTCTGTAGCCCTCATTTCCGCATACGTTATGCAGAGCACTTCAAAGGATGCAAGGTCGGCCTCGGATAAAATACCGCTTTTTGTCAACATAGCCGCAAACTTACGCCACGCCTTTTTGGCATTATCATTGAGATATAAAGGACAACGTGGGGTTTGAATAACCTTGGCTGGCTTCGGCTCATTCTTGACGGCAGT